TTCATACTCACCCCTAGACATATCACCATCTACTGCGCCTAACCATATCTTGCCACCTGCTGCGGACAACTGAAACTTATTAATGCGTCCTGCGGCTTGCAAATCACGAACATATTGCTCCAGCACACGCTTGCTCAAACCTTGCAGTGACTCAGGAGCATCAGCGTCCTCAGACCGCTTATAAACAGAGTTATTACCACTCATATGCGTTAGAGCCACACCGTTACGCTCGGACTCAACGATCCAATCAAACATGGCCTCCATCTTGATCTCTCTTGCACTGCCACGCTCCAATGCTTCAATCGCATCAGTCTGATCTTCCAACAGGCCCGTCATTGAGTCCCGGATGAAATGCCGAACAATTCTACTTGCTGGACCATTTGATTTAACAACAGCGCCATCAAAGCATGTGTTGCGCTGATACGGAACTCCAAGCTTTTCACATGTTTTCTGACCCCGAGCTGTATCCACTTGCCACAACGCAAAAGCAGACCTGACACCATCAACCAAAGCTGTAGTACCCCGAATCAGGTTACGAGCTTGTTCTGGTGTTTTAACAACTGTGTCATCCTTTATCTTTGTCATGTGGTGGCAGACCAGCACCGATGCCCCTGTCTCTGTCGCAGTCTTGGCAAGCAAACCAGTAAGCGCAGCACCAGCCGCGGGATCGGCATTGACATCAGCATGTACGAATGATGCCAGCGGATCAAAGATGATTAACTTCAAATCGTGCATTTGTAACATTTGTTCGTAAATACGGTCAAACACCTCGCTTGTTCTGAACTCACCGCTTGACTCTGTTAGAACTGGAAACACACCGCCCACGTTAGGCAACGGCACAATCCGAATCTGATACTTGTAATCAAACCTAGCCCCGAGTGGATCGAGTCTGTCGATACGCCTGTGCATTTCTGCTTCATCATCCTCTGCCGTGAAGATGACTACGTTACCGAACTCCTGAACTATGCCACCGAAAGCATGAGACATGGGCGCACCAGAGGCAATCTTCATACCCATATCAAGCGTCATAAGCCCTTTACCAGCATCCCCTGCTGCGGCAAACAAGATCGGAACTCCGAGCGGAAACGTGCCATCAATCAAGAACTTTTGTTCGGGTGCTGGCCCGGTGAACCTGTCGATAAGCAAACTATCATCAAGTAAATTAATGTTACTTTTTGTAACATTTGATTTTGCGTGAACAAAATCAGAGATGTTAAAGCCCTCTGACAAAGCATCAGCGGCATCCCATTGATCAGGCTTGCCCTGTGGTGGAGTCAGCATTGTTACCGACTTTGCACCAGCAGATAGAGCCAAGTCCTGTATGAGATCGGCAAGCTTCTTGCCAGCGGTATCATTGTCAGGCCATATGATTAACTCTTTGCCGTGCAATGGAGAGAAGTCATATTGTGGCGCAGTCTTCTTCGTTAATGCACCAGCCCCACCGATTGTGCATGTTGCCGTATAACCAGCATGATTAAGCGCATCAGCACACTTCTCGCCCTCAACCCATATGACACGCTCCGATGCCAAAATGTTCGGGATATTATATAACGGTCTGACATCAGGAAACTTTGAATATGCAGAGCCATCAACAAACGGACGGAACTCTTTCTTTGGCTTGCCCTTCGTGTTGAGCATAGGATTGCCAGCAATGTCCTTGACGTTATACCGCCTGACAGAAACCAGTACCTCACCATCTGCATTCGTATAGGTATACTCTGCATCATATGGACTATTGATATTGTATTGAGGCTTGATGGGATTTTCGACCGGGGCATTATCCCGAACAATTCTGGGGCTATCATCGAGATACTGCGAGAACATCTCTTTAATCTCTGAGAGCTTTAAACCACGAGATTCCATCAGTATCTTAACGATACCGCCGATTCCGACACCGCCATTGAAATCCTGACCACGCATGAAATGTGGAGATCTAGGATCAATATCAATCTTTAACGATTGCCCCTGATCACCGAGCAAAGACCCGATGTAAAATGTATTACCATGTACGCGACCAGCAGGGAACGTATCTTGCAGCACCCTAATTTGTTCGCTTTTTGGAACTCTAGCAGAAATCTCTTCAACTAAATTATGAGATGAACCACTAGATGTAGTATTGCCAAACCTCACTACACTCATTATATTGTACCCCATTAAGCATTGTTTTACCTTTTGGGGTGTCGTCTAGGTATCAACTAACGGCACCCCATCCTTTATTTATCCCAACAAGTGTTGCGAAACTCACACCACTTACACATAAAGAAATCGTCATTTTGTGCGATACGAGGTAACATGTCGTTACCCCTAGTCGCTCTAATTATGTTCACTGCCTTATCGCTTGTTGATTGAGCAAGATCCTGATTAAACGGAATCAGCTCAATATATATCTCGCTTGTGTTCTTGTTTAACACCGTGAAGCAACACGGATTGTCTGTCAAATCCATGTAGGCTTGATACATGGCTACTTGTGCCGCGTACACTGGGTTGGCTTGTGCCACACCTTTACGAACAAATTCAGCAAACTTCCTGTCGTTGGCAGACTTACATTCCCAAAGCATAGGATATTGAATCGGCAACGGACCGCCAACTATTACGCCATCAATGTGACCCCTAATCTCTCCCTCGGCTATAGCGAATCCAAATTGTTCGCCTCCTTTTTCTGTACGCAGATCAAACCCAGCATCACGAAAATACATGATCATTAGATCTTCAATTGCATGACCTAATGAAAATGTTCGTAATGTTTTGGGAGGGAAGCCTTTACCTTCATCAGCTTGCTGCCCCATATATCTGTACTGTATTTTTCTGGCGCACTCTTCGCCCAAAGAGGAGGCTCCAAGATATTTGCGTCTTGGTTGCTTATTCTCTTTGTCCTTTATGCCTCGATCAAGCTCTTGGATTATGTATTCTGATACTTCAGAATGGGATGTCTTCTGGTTGGAGTCCGACTCTGCCGCCTCCATACTTGAAATATAATTCTGTAAGGTAGTCCCCAGCGAACTCATCTTCCAACCCTTCTATACTTTTTAATACAACAACCAGACCTATTGCGTCTTCTTGACTAAGATCACTAAACTTTTTGTCCCAACCAATATTACCAAACGCTTGCCCTATCTTTTCTAATGCAGTGTCTCTCTTGACCAGTCCCACGCAGCCTTCTCCATCACATCATCAAAACGAACTTTATATACCAAAAGACCTTCAAAAAATTCTATTTCGGCAGAACCGCTCAACAAAGAGGTGTCGTTGTTATCCGCAACAATCGCATTAAAAGCTCCCATGACCACATCTATAATCTCTTCTTTGTCTCTTGGATCCTTAAAATTAACAAAGCAGTTAACGTCAATCGTTGTGTGATCAACAAAATTTGCAGTGAGCTTTACCTCTCCCCTGTTCATGCGCTTTCTCTCTCAACTATGTCATAAACCATCTTGTCTATGATTCGTTTATTCCAAACGTAATTGAGCATACATGCCGCCTTATACTTAGTCCACCCAAAGTCAAATGCGCTTATTGCTATGCCTTGACGATGTAACGCATTACGTTGCTTATCTGTAATGCGTTCGTTAAGCCAGCGCTTAGTTTTTTTAGAACTATTACTATCTTCATTGACTCTCATAAAATCATCAGCAGCCGCCATTGCCTGACGCTTTGTGCCTACGCTAATGAGCCTGACATCACCCAAGTTCTTTTTAACCAAAGCTATCGACAAACCATTAACATCAGCGACCATAGCAAAACAGTTAAATCCTGACGCTGACATACAAGCGCCATTGCTGAATAAATCAATCCAACGGAACGGAGATCGATCTATAAGATCTACTTCTGTTAACTCAAAATGCTCTAACTCTTCAGCATCACCCATACCCAAAGATGCAAACTCATGTCCGCATATAGGGCATTCTTTTACCGCAAGCGGAACTTCTGAATTACACTCAGGACATATCTTCACTGGGCCTTGATCTGCATTATTTTCATTGCCATCCAAGTTGACTGGATCATCAAGCGATCCATGAGTTAGTATTGACGTACCAAAGTCTAACACCACGCAGTCTGTTTTAACGACACCAGGATACTCCTCTGGATCTATTGTCCGCAGACCACGCCCAACCATTTGAACCATAGTAGACTTGTACGAGCATGGGCGAGTCAGAATTATGCAGGATACAGGCGGCGCATCAAACCCTTCAGTCAACACTGCCACATTCACAACTACCTCAACGTCACCGTGAGCCAGCTCATATAGTATCTCTTCACGTTCATCCTTAGGAGTATCGCCAGTGACCATCTCTGCGTTAACACCAGCAATATGAAACTCTTCACATAGATCTGTCGCATGTTTTATCGTGGAGCAGAAAGCAATAGTCTTACGTCCAATACATCTGCGTTGCCATTCCTCAACCACCTTTACGTTAACAGCGCGGCGATTCATGATTCTTTCAACTGCTTCCATGTCAAAGTCAGCAATTGTTTTTCTGACCTCACGCAATTCATTTTGCACACCAACATCAATCACGAATGTTTTCGGGCGCACCAAGAAGCCCTCATCAATCAATGTGGATATTTCAATCTGATGACTGCAATTGTCAAATACGCCCCTCAGACCAGCCTTATCGCCTCGATTGGGGGTTGCTGTAAAGCCAACGATCTGCACCCCCTCATTGGCCTCTCTAGCGGCGTTAATGATACGTTGATATGTGTCTGCTACCGTGTGGTGCGCCTCATCAACTACGATCAGATCAAGCTTGGGCATTCGCTCTAGGTTTTTTTCACGAGATAGAGTCTGCACCATTGCGAATACGGTATCCGCGCTCCAGTCTTTGTTAGCAGCGTTTACCTCACTTGTTGTGATATTATTATTCACACGATGAAATTTTGTGGAGTTTTGTGAAACAAGCTCGTCCCTGTGCTGTAGCACTAGAACCTGTTCGCCTTTTTTAAATCTCTTACCAATAAGAGCAGACAGCATAATAGTCTTGCCAGCGCCTGTTGGCGCTACAACTAATGTGTTGCCTTTATCGTCTAAAGCTTTGGAGGCGGCATCAACTGCCACCTCCTGATATTTGCGGAGTAACATGACTAGACAATCATGTACTTGTATTCAGAGTTTTGCTTGTCATAAGACTTCTTGACCTTGTAGCCAGCCTTACGCAACTCGCTCATCTCATGATACAAAGTGCTACGCTTCTTGGTAAGCACACTTTCTAACTCTGACAGCGTGTAAGATCTAGCCTGTAGCAGACCTCGCAAAGCGTCACAGTAATTTGGGATGGGGGGATTTGCGGCCCGAGTACCCCCCAAACTCGGACTAACGACCACATGGAGGGCTGCCGCTAGAATCTTTTTCAACCAGTTCATTGTGTGCCTCCTTGGTTATTTGCCCAAGATGGCACGACACCTGCTGTCGCAGTTTGTTGTGGTGCCGCTTGTGTAGCCACAGGCTGTTGCATAGGTGGCGCACTAGCTGGCACTGACTGTGTTGTTGAACCAGCAATAAATCCATTCATGTCTGGTGTCAACACAACCTTGATTTTATTTTTGTCCTCATAGCCATTGGTGCCTTTTTCAATGCCTACCTTAAAACAGAACTCCATGCCGTTAAGCTGGTTAACGCCTTGCAGATTACGTTTCTGTTGCGACTCTTCAGATTGATCTTTTGGATCAAGATTAAAAGCACTATCAATGATCGCCTTCATAGTACGCAATCCAATCTCTTTTGCGATTGGCATGCCTGTCTTTTCGGAGATCTTGGTGCCATCAACAAAAATCTTGTGCCAGATTTTACGCTTATCAAAGTTGCCACCAACAATGGTTAATTCAATGGGCAACCACTTTGCATCAGTCTGTTGCGCCACATCAAAGAACCTACCAGCGCCATACTCGGGCAACTCGGTAGATCCGCCCTCTAACTTGATAAAAGCACGAACAATAGTTCCATCAGGAATCAATTCAAACTCACGATTGTTATCGTCACTTGGGACGTTATTTAGATTAAGCATTGTTATTATCTCCTTCTGCAATGCTGACCTCAGTAGGATTAGTAAAAGCCATTGGACGTTCAACCTGAGGAACACCACTAGACATCTTTTGCATTAGCTTACCTAAGTGCGGCTCTTCAATCATATCCAAGCGCCCACTACGGTCTTTAGCAGGGTATCCCCACTGATTCATTGTGTGACAAACAAAACCACGGAACTGCTGACCATCATCGCTAGTCAGGTTAGTCATCGTGATTACTTCATCAACAATTCCTGGCAACTCTCTGCCAGTCTTTGCACCTTCAATCTGTAGATCAAAGGTAGCCCTTCCATAATCGTCAACCTTCTCATCAAGGATGCCGACAAAGATTACGTTCTTGTCACGGATATGCTGTAGCTGTGTGAGCCACGCCATCATCTCACGACCTTGCAAACCATACACGGCTCTGGTGTCTAGCTTGCCAGTGCGATCTGAACGACACTCTGGCTGGTTTTGTCCCCAAGAGAAACAAAGCCGACCAGCCACTGTGATACTATCAATGAACAACGTGTCGTACTTCTCCAACACAGGAGTTGGCTCACCATATACCTGACACACAGATTGATAGTGCGCCATGCTGTACACAGCGTCATCAGGCAGGGCTGGATTACCGCCACCTAAAAAACATGCAAAGTCACGACACTCAGGCCATGTCCGTGGACGAATAACGTCCACAGGACAGCCCTCGATTGCAGCGTCTCCAGCTTCTAAATCCATAAACAGAGTCTTTGCCTGATCAAGTGTCCTGACAAGACTGGTCTTTCCGATACCACTCTTGCCAATGATCACTATTTTATGGCCTCGCTTTTCAGCGAGGCGCTCTTCGGCAGAAATAATTTTAAGCATTCTCAATCTCCTTGATGTCTACAGAAATGCCTTGCAAATACACAGTACGCGCTTCTGACAAAGCCGCCTTGATCTCTGGCGTGGCATTTTGAAACTTTGATTCAGATACAGAATACTTAGTCGTTGCATAGTGCCGAGCATCTTCGGGATTCATCTGGTTCAACAGAGTAGTCAGCAGTTCCTGATCCCACTCTACACGCTTGCGGATATCAACCGTAACCTTGTGATCGCCAGACTCAATCGTAGCTTGACCAAAATCTTTGCCCTTGTCGGCAAGCTTGATCCGCGCCTGATCCTCGAACATTTGTTGTAAGGAATTATTGATGATTTTTAGTTCTCGGTTGAGATCATCAATTTTGTCTTTGACCTCCTTGCGGCGGTTGTGCAGCAAAGTCAGGTCATTCCAGAGAGGTGTTACACTCATCTTACGCTCCATGTTTTGTTAGTACGTTAGTTAGTATTTATAGAATTAAGAACTTGAGAACATTTTGTCAATGCCTTTTTTTAGAAATAATTACATCAATGCCCAGTATTGCTTTCATCATCTTCTTCTTTAGCTTGAACTCTGCGGTTTCTACGCCTTTAGCGTCTTCTACAATTTCTTTCTCAAACCCGTTTTCATCAACTAATTTGTATCGAAAGTCTGCAATATAAGCACAAATCTTCTGATCATTTATCACAAGATTATATCGGACTTGACGCTCCAAGTCCTTCACAACTCCAGCTCTCTGCATGGCTGACAGTTCCCCCCATCGCTCTGCTTCCCACATGGAATCAAAGGTGTATCCCATGAATTTAGTCTTTCTTGCGCCAAATTTATTAGACTTGCGTTTATACCTGTACATGATAATATGTGGCTCTTTATGGTTAGAACTAGGTGATTGTAATGACAGATACTGATAAGTTCAAGTCAGTTGGCGTAGATATTCACACTTATAATAAGCTGAGAAAATTATGCACTGATGAACACAGGAATGTGCGACAACAAATTGGTAAACTTGTTGCTGACGAATATACAAAAAAATATGGTGATATTGTTAGTCAGTCGGGTATTGGGTCTGCCGCTCAAAATTAATCTTCGGCTAATGCCCTCATACGATCAACCAAGCGCCGTGCGCGATTTGGAACCTGGGTGTACCAACGTGAGTCTACCATCTCATCCGCTGCGGCATTCCAGTCTCTAGCGTCTACACCAGCTTTCATACCCTTAAACTTGGACAATCGAGGCCGACCCATATTAAACATCATGTTTGCAATGATGTGCTGGCATTCTTCTGGTAGGTCATCAAAGTCTGGGTACAATACTTTACACTCATCAATGGTTACTGCCATGTCTAAAGTAAATAGTTGTTTGACTCGTTCCTGCTCAATGACAGTGCCTACAGCTTTACCATGCTCTTCGTCAACCTCAGTTATGAGATGACCGATACCGCACGTTGGCAGTCCAAGGTGGTCCAAATAGATCTCGTATTTGCAACCTTCATCTTCCGCGATTTCTTCGCGTAGTTTGTCTTTGTTCATTATGGATTCCCTAACAGACCCGCCGTTGATCCTCGTATGCCCAAGGCTTGTGCTACGCCGGGATTATTGGCCGCTTGTTGACGTAAGCTTGATTGCCCAGCAGATCCTGCTACTGGTTGCGTAACATTGACTGATCCCAAGCTAGACGCTGCGTTTGGTGCGGTCATTTGATTTTGCATGGAAGATAGTTGTTGACCCATTGCAGTATTATTAATGAGAGCAGTCGCTTGTTTATTAGCTTCATCAACACCCTCTTGTATAAGTTGACCTGGTGTCTGCACAAACAGTTGACTTATTATTTTGCCAAGCATTTCAGATTTTTTGTTAGCTGGTAATGTCCCTGACAAAGCCTCATACTGATCAATAACTTGTTTATAATAAGGAGCTGACGTTAAGAACCTTGTAAACACTCCGTATTTAGCAATTTTTCCAAGATTGTTAAGCGGACTCGCTGCAATGTTAGCGGCAACCAAATCACCACCTTGTGCCGTTTTAGCATTAATTGCAAGGACACGACCAAACTTCTCCATGTCTTTGCCCATTTCGTCACCAAATATAATTCTAAATTTGCCGCTTTTTCCAGCTTCATTAAAGTTCTTTGAAAATGTCTTAATTGCGTTACCGTCCACAAATGTATCTGCACCAAAATCTTTCAAGATGTTATTCATGTAAAATGATTGAACCTTGTTTAATGCCTCATCATCTCCTTGGCCTCTAAGAAGATTAAGCACAGAGCGAATAGTCTCTGGTTGTGATTTAGGACTGGCAACATACTCTGCTGCCTCTATCGCAGTTATATTTCCAGATGATAACTTTCTTAATGTTCTGTCTGTAACAAATTGATTCAAAGCATCTTGTTGCTCTTTTACTGATCTTAATATTCCTGCTATTCCACCAGCTTCTCCACCGCCCTCTTGAACAGCTCGTAAAATAGCTTCTTCTGTCATGTTAGATGAAGA